CAGCGTATTAATTGGATCCAGATGCTGGAGATGAGATGCTGGAACGCATTTTGGAACGTATGCCAGACCTGGCAATGTACGATGATGAGGATTACGATGATTGGCAAGAATTGTCAGCGCATACAACACTCACTGCTGATACAGCTGAAGAGCGTGGAACCACTAGTGTGGTGTTGCGGTTGCGTGACAATGCACGGCGAAACCGGCGAGCAGCCTTTGACCGTATTCGAAACGCGTGCATGAAGAAAGCAGTGCGCAAAGAGGGTTTTATTGAAAAACACTTGGAAAGATGGCAAGTCTATTTCGGGCAATTTGTTGAGCTGAAAGAGGGACCTGAAAAGGAAACTGTTCAGTATCAAAAACCCGATGGGCCAGATCCGCTCCAAGCTGTTGCCAATATCACCCTCGAATCAACGCCTGTGGACTTGGAAGGCTGGGTGGCTGAGCAGTTGCAACGGAACCTGGACGACTGGAAAGAGCGTGATGTGATTCAAGCAAAGTTTGCGAAAATCGAAACGTTCGTTCCTGAATCTCCCGCGCCCTCATGTGATGTGTGTGGGAAACCATACGGCTATAGCACAAAGCGTAAACGATTCTGTGAATGCCCCGTGAAGGAAGGGTGTGTTGCCGAGTCCTCGGTGGTTGTGGCTGATGATCTCCCTACGGCTTTCGCCAAATGGGAGGATCAACACACTTCCCATGGATATATAAGGCGGGCACCTCAAGGCGTATGGTTTGTGACCAATCGACATGACACCCGTTTCACCCCGAACAGCGCCGGGTATGATCATGCAGCACAAGTAGAGATAGGCGCAAAGGTTGCTATTGTTATGAGGAAGCAAGTTTTCACTGCAACTTTGCGAGAGAAAGCAGCAGATGACCGCGATCGTGTTCAGTATCTGCTGATGCCCGAGGAGGGGTTTGATGCATCCAAATTACCAGATGTCAAGTTTGGCAAAACACCTACAGTTGGCTCTGTTGTGAGTATGTGGGCCTATGATATGAGAGATAACAAATGGGGAGTCACTTTTGGTGCAGTTAAACACGTAACTTCTGAAGGACATTTCTTTTACCAGTGCACAACGCAACCGGGGTTTTGCCGGACGCCAGTGTACGACCAGATGGGACGCGTGATTGGTGGCCATTATCACCCGGGTATAAACACGGCTAGTGGGAAAGCACCGGGTGCCGAAGGTGAAAACGGAGTGCTAGTTAAAGGCGTCGCACAAATGGCTTCAAGACATCGTGTCATATCCCAGGGACTCACCCGCGCACTCAACTCGAGTGTGGACTGGGACCTTGGAAAGTCGCCCTGGCCGCACCGGAAAGCAAAACAGCAAAAAGTTTATCCTCCAGAAGAAATGAGTGAAACGGTACGCTCAATGATTCCTCCGACGTATATCTACGCAGAGCCCAGCACTGATCAAGTGAAAGCTGAGGTGGAAAAATTCGGGGAACAACGACCTTGTGGCCCATTTGATAAAAGGTTGTTGGCAATTGCCAACTTGGCAACAATGGCGATGGAACGTGACGCCCAGTCCCCCCCCAGACGCATTACCTTTGAACACGTGAATGACATTGTCAGGCAGGTCATTCAAACAGACAAGTCAGCAGGGGTTTACCCTGGGGGGCACAAACAGCATGTCGAAGATTTCACCGAGAAAACAGGAGAAGAAGCTGTCGTCACGTATGTTGATTATATTTGGCAAGCCTGGAAGTGGTTTGAGCAAGGTAATCCCGAGCTTGAGTTGGAAAACGAGAAAGTGGCGGACCTGATACGACAGTTGAAGTATTGGCAGGTCCTTGGGAAGTTGGATGGATACAAGAAAACAAAGCTAATGCAAGGTCGTTCAGTGCAAGCTCCGACCTTGGCCATGAAGTGCTTCTGGAATATTGCTTTCCAGGCCAACGACAAGGATTGGGCCTCCCGCAATTACCATTTTAGAGTGGGTGCTGACCAAGACCAAACCATACCCAAGCATTTGATGGAACAATACTCCCGAGCCATCGGTTGTGTTGCTTTTGATCAAACTGGGTGGGACAGGTATATGTTGGCGATGCTCATGCGGTTTTTCTTTCGTGATTACATGCCAGTTATGCAACCTGGTGTTCCGCCACTGTTGATGGAGGTGTTGGAAGACGCAACTATTAATAGTATGCTTATTTTTGCAGATGGCACGATGTGTCAGAAGAAGAGGGGAAACCCGAGTGGTTTTCCGAATACTCTTCGTCTTAATTGTGTCACACATTTATTCGTTTACAATTATATTGTGGCTTCACTCCTCCAGACCAGTGACGTGATTGTGCCAACAGTAATCGATGTTTTGAATTTCCAGCGTGAACACATCTTTTTGGAAATATGCGGGGATGACAGTGCAGTATGGCTCAAAACACAAGAAGCCAAAATCGCCTTGGGTGCAGACCAGGACTGGGATCGACTGACGAGAGCATGGGCCTTGTGGCCCTGGGATGGAAAATTGGAGGGATCACACATGTGGGGAAAACCATTTTGTACTTTGGGAAATGAGGACTTGCTAAAGATTCCCCCATTCATTTCGCGGAAATTCATTAAGATGGATGACTTCATTTGGCGCATCATTGCTACTCCAGTACGTACAGCTAAACGCTTGTTGCACCAAGATGGAAAAGATGAAGATATGTACATTGAGTTGTTGCGTTCCTTTGCCAATTCCAATGCGCATTTGATTTGGTGGCACGAAGCTGGTATGGCAAAAGTGCTCATGTTTGATGCTCTTGCACTTTGGATTCCTGAAGAGTGGAGGTTGATTGTAAAAGATGCTACCACAATATACGCTGGCCGGTTTAGGGCGGCGGTTTTGTGGGGCACCCCATGCAAGTAAACATGTAAGTACAGGCGCGAGAACCTGGGCAA